AAATTATGCAAAATATGTTACAATCAAATATAGTCAGAGATGACTTTGAACATTGAATTTTTAGGCAGAGCAGGGAGGTGATAATGGTCCCAAATGGACCTGCATCTATATTGCTCTGCTTTGCCAAACACTGAATGACACCGAAGGTGTAGTTCAGTGTTTTTCTTTATGTAAATGAGGAGAAACGAGCGGTAAGAATAATGAGACTCAAAGAGAACGAGCGAAAAAGAATACCGATTGGTAAGTCGAATTGTGCAGAAAGCAAAGCTTTCTGTAGTCCGACTTGAGAAGCCACGAAAAAAGCAGGAGGTTAATCAATAAATGATTAGCCTCCTATTCAATTTTTGTATTTCAAATAATCACGTGGTGGGAGTTTATAAAGGTGCGCAAATTAAATAACCATTTGAAAATATGATGGATTTATTTTTTGAACCCAATATAGAATTTGTTTTTTTCATTCATTTTTTCTTCAGCATGACGTAAAACCTCACCGAAACGGCTGTTTCAAACAAATACCGCCAAAGCCCGTTGAATTCAGGCTTTGGCAGCTTTATATCCTTGAGATTTTAGTGTATGTAAGATCATACTTAATAGTAGCAGAAAGTGTCCCAAAAGGTCTATTTTGAATTTGCGATCATCTCGTCTCTTACGATAACGTTTTCCTATCGACTATTTTTTTATATTGTATTGTGGTAAATTTGGGGTAACATAACAATTTTCTGCTACAAAAGTAAAAAACTATGTTTATTATATTACATTCATTATCACCATTGTTAAATTAAGACATCATACTTTACAAAATTAGTGGATTAATTCCTTTAATTTTAACACGATTACTTATTAATTTCATGAATGTTTTTTAGGCATAAGGTTGCTAAATAATTGTTGCTACAACGTTGTTTTAGTTCCTTAAAATCAATTGTTAAGTGCAATGCGTCTAGCATATCCTTTATACTTTTCATAATAGAGTTTTGTATTTTTTTTCCGGCAGAAATCATCCAACTATCTATATCTTGGGGAATTTCACTTGTTTTATGTCTTGTTACATTTAAAGCCATTCTTGAATCAGCTGTACAATTGCATATAATTTTAAAGTACCCAAATGGAATAAGATCCTCCAAATTAAATGGTATTTTTATACCATCTTGATAATATTCGGATTCTAAATTGCAAGTAATATCTCGAAATAAAACAGCATTCTCATTGTCAACTTGATTTTTGGAGTATATATCTATAATACTATTTACGAAAGATGTATGATGCTTCTCTTCATTGTCGTTGTAATATAGGTTAGATTTAACGCTTTGAACTCCATAATTAAACATAAATTTATTATTTTCTATATATATAACATCATACACATCTTCATAAATATCATCGGATTCGTAACGATAATCAGATTCCCAAAAATCTCGATTTGAGATATCCTCTTCAAGCCCATACCAAGCTTCATTATAATCATAATATGACCCAACAATCTTATCATTCTTCCATGAGCCGATTGAATATATTAATTTCTTTCTATTAAATTTTGCAATAGTATTACATATTTCACCATTATGAAATAAAAAGGCATTTATGCAAGTATATTCGTATCCACTGTTGTAATCAGCAGCCTGGTGATTTAATATAACAATACCTGTTTTGTTAGATAAATCAATTATTTCGTTGGTACATATGACCCTTGATATTTGCAGATTTTCATCAATAAATGCAATTATGTATTTATCATCTGAGCGTAAATGCAACCTTAAATTATGTACTAAGTTTCTTGGAGTCGGATACTTTTTTACCTCTTGAGTTGTTTCTTTTAATTTAGCCCTGATCTCACTATAATAGTTTTCTACTTGGGGCGTGTATTCTCTAGTTGTTAGCAAACTTTTTTCATTAACTTCATCTGCTTTTATAGGAAATTTGTGTTCTAAATTATTTGATTCTATAAATGTGGATATTTCTGTGACCTGTTTTTTAAAATCCTTAAGTTTCTTTTTATCTGAATACTTAACATCATATTCTTTGTGGTCATCTATCCATGTTATTAAATTTTCTACATCTGTGCATAATCTTCCAAACGTCCTAGTTTCTTGAAGTATTGGTTCTGTAATTTTTTCTCGCTTTTTAGTAAGTCTACTGCAAAGTTCATTAAGCATATATGGTTTTAAACTCAACATATCAAATTCATCACTCATTTGAAAAACTTTAGAAAGTTCATATATTGCATCTACATCAATACAATATATACCAACACTAGCATATTTAAAGGTATTTTCAATATAATTTTGAATCTCTGAAAATGTAAATTTGTTTTTTAAATCAAGAAGTATTGCAGTCCCTGAAAATTTTTCTGATGCAATGTTTTCCATAAATGCTAAATTTGAATTAGATTCCAAAGAGACATAGTGCATTTCATTATCATCAAATTTTCGTGTGTAAATCTTAATACTTTCGGCATTTATTAAGCATGATATAAATCCAATTCCATACTTTGCAATAGCCGGAAATTCAAAATCTCTTATATTTGAATTAGCTCTACCAGATCCGCTTACCCTAAATAGAAAATTTCTTAAATCAAGTTCTGACATTCCTGTTCCGTAATCTATTACATATAACTGGTTACTTTTTTCAGAATATCCCACAATTACATTTTTATTGTATTCTCTTGCGTTCCAAGAACGGGGAGATTTAAAATCAATAACAATGCTATTAGTGTTATAAATTTCCATTAGTGAAGCATCTATCGCATTTTGTATAAGTTCACGCAAAAAATCCAATTTATCCGTGTATATAGATTGTGATATTATATTCCATATTCCGCCTTTTTCATCTATCTCGAATCTTAATTCTTGAACATTATATTCAACCCCATTAGCTTTTTTAATTTTGTAATCCAATATAGGGAAATGAAATTCCTTCAAATATGTATTTGCGCGTAGTATATCATGATGTAAAAAAGTAAACCATGATAACCATATTTTATGCTGCGTGATGTTATGGGCAGTTACCTCAACCTTAATTTCGTCGGGTGTATAATTATAATACTCTATATTGTGACTGCGCATATTATGATCTAAAGCTTCTTTTGTATATGTGTTTTTAAAAAGCGAAATTACAAATTTGTTTGATCTCATGTTTTCAAAATCCATAAGATCACCGATTCTTAGAAGTACTGCCAAGACGGAATATCTTACTTTATCAAAAGAAATATTATCTATTATTTCAAATTGTTTATCCTTATAAAGTTCGTCAAGTAGTCTACCGTGCCCTTTGCACGCAAATAAAACTGCCTTTTTTATTCTATCTACATTATTTATTAGCCTTAATTTTTCATTAAAATAGATTTTCCTAAATACCTTAACAGTTTAAGTATGAAAAATTATCTTAAACACGCAATTATGTTTAAAGATGCAGAACTAAAACATTATGAAACCATATTGCTTACGTTTGAAAGAAAAGAGTTTTCATCTATTGATTTAGCATGGGCAGTATGTCGAAGTATCGTTCAGCATTTAAATTACAGACATAAAACGTCATATAGACTTAGACGGAATAAACAACACATATTCTTTTATATTGACTTTTATACTTTGGGATGGGATGATAAACTACCGTTTTCAAAAAACGAATTCCAAATATTTTTAAATCATATAAGGAAAGTTTGTAATTATTATGAAATTGATGATGCTATAGAAATTCAAAGCATTCATGTTGAAGAAGAACTAACAGATAAAACGAGGTAATTGCAATGAAAAAAAGTATTTTAAAATTTGATAGAGTTTCAGGAAACACCTATCACACTATTATTAGAAATAATCACGGGCGAAAGATATATTTAAAGATTAATCGTCTTGGTGAAACAATTACAATCAGCAATTGTTTCTACATTGACAGACCAATGAGGAATCGCAACAGAACCATTCCTCAAAAGTGGACGACCGTAAAATGTAATTATAGTAGTTTAATTGATATATTAGCCGGAGAGCTTGATAAGCATTTTTACGGCATTGAGTTTTCTGACAAGGAAACCAACACATCCACAGAAGAATATATCACACAATATATGCAAAATAGTAAGAAATATAAATTTTTGATATTTGTCGAGTGTAATGGTGTTCTGAAAACAAGATTCAAAAACAGAGTTCACAGAACTATCTATCTTGAAATCAGACATAATGGTTACAGAGGCCTAATACATAATTGTCATTATTGCGACAGATGTTACAAACGCAATAATCAGCTTATAACACCATTTGAACTAAAAACCATATACTTTGATTATAGTACAGAAAAAGTGCTTGAAATCGTAAATAATGAGCTTAATTGTGATTTTACGGATGTAATTGTTACACAAGATACATTAAATTTTGAAAAAAATGATATTCCTATATGTGGTTCGATATAATTACAAGTTGATATTGCATAAACTTAAAGAAGGAGGTTGATGCTTTATGTCAGAATACACAGATGCAAAGAATAATACATATAAAATAACCAATACTGTACTTTTAACCGCAGAGGAAAAAGAACAGATAGAAAATGAAATAGTTGAGGAATTATACAAGATTTTTACACGAAAATAAACAAGTGAAAATTTAAGGGAAAGGAGGTGAAACCGTATGTCTATTGCTCTGTATGCAAGAAAGTCCATAGAACGTGAAAACAGTATTTCCTGCGAAACACAGCTTGAATATTGCAAATCTATGATAAAGCCTGATGAACAGACAGAAAAAGTGATTACATTTATTGATAACGGCTTTTCGGGCGGAAATGTTGACCGTGACGGATTTCAGAAAATGATGCGACAGGTTGAACGTGGAAAAATAAGCAAAATCATTGTTTATCGCCTCGACAGAATAAGCAGAAGCTTATCGGATTTCGTTAATATTTTAAATACGCTAAAAAAATATAACGTAAAATTCATAAGCTCACAAGAATTGTTTGATACATCAAGTCCCTATGGGGAAATGATTGTCAAAATACTTATGATTTTTGCTGAATTTGAAAGACAAAGCATTATCGAAAGGGTAACACAGGCTTATGCTCACAGGAGTGAAATGGGATTTTATATGGGCGGAAGAAAACCATACGGTTTCACCTTAACAGATACGATTATTCGCAATATTAAGACCAAAATGCTTTCTCCTGTAGCGGAAGAAATTGAACAGTTAAAATATATCTTTGACTCATATTCTGTTCCGGGAATAACACTTCGCAGACTCATGGATAATCTTATTGACAATGATATTCTTCCTACAGACGGAAGTTGGTCTACAGGAAAACTATCTACAATTCTGAAAAATCCTATTTATGTCAAAGCAGATAATGATATTTATGAATATCTGTTAAAGCATAACACAAATATTATAAGTGATATTTCAAAATTTGATGGCGTTCACGGATTGCAAATTTATGGTAAAACAAAGCATTCTGCAGATGATTGGTCTGATATGAAGGCTGTAGTTATGTCCCACGAAGGTGTTATAGATTCTGATGTTTGGCTTAACTGTCAAAAAAAGCTTGAAACAAATAAGCAGATAGGAAATGCCATAAGTAATGCAACAAGCTGGCTTGGCGGTAAAATTGTATGCCAAAGTTGCGGACGGACAATGACTGTTACAAAGGGAGGTAAACGTAAAGACGGTTCTCAAACAAGATATTTCAGTTGCACAGGCAAATCTCATAACCGCATCTGCAAAGGTACAAGCAAACCTATATATGCCGATAGCTTAGAGGATATGGTTTACGAGCTTGTTTCCGAAAAACTTGAAACCTTAAAAGGCTGTCGCAAAAAAATATCAACAGATAATTCCAATCAGATTAATCTTCTTAAAAACCGTATCAGCGAAATAAAGAAGGCGCAGGAACAGCTTGTAAATCTATTGATGAATGACGCTATTGAAGCAGATATGATTAATCTTTTAAATGAGAGAGCAAAAAAGCTTGCAGAAGAAAAAGCTGATATTCTTTCTAAAATTGATGCACTTGAAAACGAAGAAAGCGAAATAATAAGTGCAATTAATCTGTCAAAGAAATGGCGAACCGCCAATTACGAGGAAAGAAAGGCTGTATGTAATATACTGATACATAAAATACTAATAGGTGAATCAGGAAATTGCGAGGTTGTTTGGAATATATGACAAAAATCTGCTAATCTATTGATTTGAAGCAGATTTTTTGTTATAATATAAAAAAAAGAGAGCTGAAAGGAGCGGAATTTATGTCGGATAAGATTTATACTATTGAGGATATTAAAACAGTTTTATTCCCTATTTTTAATTATTATAGTGTAAAAAAGGCTATTCTTTTCGGTTCGTACGTAAAAGGAATGGCAAACTCAAGAAGCGATATAGATTTGCTTCTTGACAGTGGGTTAAGAGGGTTGCGTTTCGTTGGTCTGATTGAAGATATTCGCACTGCACTTGACAAAGAAGTAGATGTTTTTGACGTTTCGCATATTGTACCACAATCTCGAATATCGTCAGAAATTATGAAGGACGGTGTAACGATCTATGAAGAATAAAATTATAGTTGAAAAAATACTTAAATATATTCAAAAAGTTTTATCCTATGTTGAAGGAACAGACTACGATAGCTTTGTCAAAAACACAATGCTTGTTGAAGCCTGTGTTTTTAATCTCGGACAAATAGGCGAGCTTGCAAACAAAATTGACAAAGAGTTTGAAACTCAACACAATCAAATTCCGTGGAGAGTGTTATACGGATTGAGAAACAAAATAGTTCACGATTATGAGGGTGTAAATCTAACTCTTATATGGGAAATACTTGAAACTGATTTGTCAGAGCTCAATGGTCAATTGCAAGAATTATATGATAAAATTTAGGTGCTGAAAGCTTACTTTCAGCACCTTTGATATTTATAGGAAATCTGTTTGAATTAGTCAGCTTTGCTTCACCGAAACGCTGATAATGTGCTATTTCTCTGGTTCTTAAAAATTTTAGTGGTTCAATAACGTCAGGGTCATCAGCTAGTTTTAGTATATTTTCGTAGGTTGCTCTTGCTTTTTGTTCTGCGGCAAGATTTTCATTAAGGTCTGCAATCACATCACCTTTTACACCAATATATGCTGCGGTAAAAGGTGAGCCTGCAGCTGACACAGGATATACACCTAAACCGTGGTCTGTATAATAATCACCAAATCCTTGCTCTTTCACTTGTTCAGGCGTCAAATTCCTTGTTAGCTGATGAACTATTGTTCCTATCATTTCAAGATGTGCAAGCTCATACGCTCATACATGATGGAAGTCGTGACTAAAAAATTAAACCTTTAATTTTATTTCAAGCTCGATAGGGGGATTAGTCCAAAGACCACCTACTGTTTTAAATCGTGTACCCTTTTTCTCACCCGGTAGTTTTTTTAATCTTTCAGGTTTTTCTCTTTTGTATTCTATTCTTTCTATACAAGATTTCAGACATAAATTCTTTGCTTCAGCATCAATGTTTGGATTATTAAGAGCAGATAAAGCATCTTTAAGTTTAATAATCTTTTCTTTATAGTTTACAGGTTCGGGCATAGATGCATACGCATTATTTAACGCTTGTTGAACATCGTTCTTTTCTTTTAACAGCTTAGCGTTAAGTTGTTTGAAAATTGCTTGTGGCATTCTGTTTTCGGGGTTAGGGTCTGCTTGTGCTTCCCATTGCGACAATTCTTTTGCTTCCAAGTCTTTTAATTTCTTTTCAAGGTTATTTATAAGCTTTTGGTGCAATTCAACTGAATTATCATCATTGTTATTTAAGCATATTTCAAAATCAGCTATAGATTGTTCTAATATATTACATACACCTTTAAACAATTCATCAAAGGTACAAGAGCCGGTATTACAACGTATTTGATTATCGCATATTAAACGAGGTGAGCATCTTTCTGTTCCGTCTTTCTTTTTATAGAAACGTAAGGTCATTGCTCTACCACATTGACAAGTTACCAAGCTTGCAAATGGGTTTTGAAGCTTTGTGTTTGGTCTTGCTTTGTGGCTGATGTGCAACTTTTCAACTATAGCGTTGTAAGTTTCTTCCGTAAAAATCGCTTCATGTTTACCGTCATAAATAAGATACTCGCCCTCTTGTGATTTAGGTCTTGTTTTTATGATTTCACCGTCTTTTACTGTGGTAACAGTTTTTTGACAATTCCATTTTACTTTACCGATATTGTGTATGTTTTGTAGAATATCTCTTAAAGAAGCAGGTGACCAATATTCACCTTTTGGTGGAGGAATACCGAGGTCATCAAACGCATTGCATATACGATGAACGCCCATGTTTTTATTAAGTAACATATCTGCCGCCATTCTCAACGCATCTGCTTGTTCTTTGTTTATTGCAAGAGTAGGGCATTTACGATTACCTTCGGTTATCCAAACTCTATCATAACCGTATGGGGGTGTAGAACCAATATAATTACCCTGACTAACTGAAAGCAATCTACCTCTGTTCATAATCTTTTTTTGATATTCAAGAAATTCATTACCACGTTTTAATTCTCTTTCAAAAATATCTCTGTCGTATTCATCTTGTAGATTATAGGTTTTCGGTGGTGTGATTATAAAAGTATTGGTAAAACGTAACAGCTTTATAAGCCTACCTGCATCTTCTAAATCACCTCTTGAAAGTCTTTGCACTTCAACAACAAGAATTGCTTTTATTTTAGGTGATTCAACCATTCTTAATACTTTTTGTATTTCAGGTCTATCATCTATTGTTTCGCCCGAAACAACCTCACGGAATTTATTCGTTTCAGGAATTTTTGTGTCAAGATTTTTAACGCACCATTCATCAAGTATAGTTTCGTGCTTCTGTAAAACTTCCTCAACAGACAGCATAGGGTCATCTGACCTCGATTTTCTTAAATACACCACAATTTCATCGGGTGCAAACATCGTTTTAAAATCGTAATAGTTATACATATTACACTCCTTTCTTATTTTTCTTCTATCAAACAGTTTAATTCGTATATAACATCATACAATTTATTCTGTTCAATTTTTAGTTTATCAAACCATTTATTTGTATCGTTTATCAAGTTAAAGTTGATAATACACATTATTATGCATAATAATCCCAAGAATTCATTTTTTGATGATGTAAAAGCCATTAGCAATCCGGGGAAGAATAACCACAAGTACAACAATACAGCAAGTATTACAGTTTTTATCTTATTGAACAGTAATCTGATTCGATACTCAAATAGTTTCTTTTTTAACGCCGACATAAGTATTTTCACCTTATTCTATATTATTCTGATGCTTCGATTGAAAGCCATTCAGGAAATGTTAAATCGCTCCACGAGATATGTTCTTGTTTGCAAAAATCAACATATCTATCCCACTCTTTATCTATTACATCAAGAGGAAGTGTTTTCTCTTTTATATTCATAACAAAAGCATTAATAAGTCCTAAAAGAATTATCATTAAGGCAATTAAAATAATGCGAACATCTTTAGGTGCTTTTTTTAAACTAACTATTCCCGCTAAAACCACGCAGTACATCCACACAGTACAGAAAGTGTTCAAAATGAAATCTGACATAGTTATACATCTGTGTCCCCTTTCTTTAATTGTATTATTTTTAGTGCGTTGTTATAGAAATTGTGAATGTTGATAATTTCTTCTTTGTGTTCCAATTCTTTTTTAAGCAGTTCATTTTCAGCGGTTAGACAGGCAATCTTGTCTTTAAGTAAGGTGTTTTCTGTGACAAGCATGTCACTTTCAGTTTTAACGATGTCTAAATCGGTTTGCAATACAGCTAATTTTTCAGTACCAACAACAACCTTTGTATCGCTAAATATTTCATCAAGAGAGCCACCAAGAGCTTTTACAATAAGGTCAAGGGTAGATACATAAGGGTTGTTTGTATAACCTGAGAATATTCGGACAATAGTTCTTTCGGGTAAGTTTGTATCTTCTGCTATTTTTTTGAAGGATGGATTTCCTTTTTCTTTTCTTAATTCCTTTAAATTATCAAGCCACATTACATTCTTGTCCTTTCCTTTATGTCAAGCTTGTCACTTTAAATGACAAAGTTGGGCGTTAATGTGCCAAAGTTGGTTATTGAATTTTCGTTGAAATTCAACTATAATCACATCAACGAACAGGCTTGCCACTTTATGCTTGTTTTTTGTTGTATAATCAATTATGTGAGATATGGTTATAAGCGAAGATGTTACCATTGTTCCGTCAGTTAGTTTTTTGTATAATCGGGACAAGTATTTTATGAGAAAGGAATGTGTAAACAAATGAACCACAAACAAGACTTAATCAACCGTATTGAAAAACTAACTGACAAGCAGTTTGATTTGCTTATCAATCTGTTTTCTCAACAAGAGCAAGAATTTGTACAAGACGTTCAATTTGAGCATCTGACATTTTCTCAATCTTCTGAATAAAATCTCGCTTTTTAGCAGACAGTTCATTTTCAATGGACTGTCTTTTTTCTTCTTCTCCTAAAAGGTAACCGACAGATACGCCAAAGTAAGTAGCAATCTTTTGAGCGGTTGTCGCTGATACTCCGCTTTTTCTCCCCATTTTCAAATCCGTCATAAGACTTTTACTAAATCCCAAGTCGGTACACATTCTGCCGCCTTTTATTCCTTTTTCTTTACATAGCGAATTTAATCTTTCGTACAAAGTTACCATAATATTACCTCTAAATTCGGTTATTTCTCCCAAAAATACGTGAAAAAGTACATTTAGGGTTGACAAGTACGCTATCACGTAGTATTATGATAACAGACGATACGCGATAAAGTACCTTTTGTGATTGTTGACACCTTCATTATAGTACCTATTCCCGTACTTGTCAACTATTAAATTAGAAAGGAGAATTAATTTGAGCAAATTATCCAAATTTTCAGAGTTTGGTTTGTGTGTAAAGACCGAACTTTTGAAAAACGGTCAAAGCCAAAAGTGGCTTGAAGAAGAAATCACAAAGCGAACAGGGTTGTACGTTGACGGTGGATATATGCATAAAATCCTGACAGGTCAGCGGAACGCTCCCAAAATAGTAGAAGCTATTTGTGATATTTTGAAAATTAAAAAATGAAGGGGGAGTAATTAATATGGCAAGAGAAACTTTAACAGATGCAGAAGTTGAAAAAGAGATTGAAAAACTGCTTGCCAGCTACCATGTACAGCTTGCTAAAAAAGAGCAACGTATAAGATACCGCAGACGGCAGTATTTATATCAGCTTAGAAATCTTGAAAAGCATGGCAAGGAGCTTGAAAAAGCAGGCATTACACCCGAAATACTTGACGGAATTGATTCGGGCGAAACAGAAGAATAGCACCAAAACGCATATATAGCATATTATTCAGTAAGGAAGGGGGATTTTTCTTTGAAAAATGATGTTTACGGTGAACCAAAAATCATAATAACAAATAACATAGTGGCAAAAGTTTACTCCCCGATACTTACGGTTGAGGAACGAGAAAAACGAATGGAAAGGATAAAGCAAGCTTGTGTAAGGCTTGTATTATCGGCTGAATCAACAAATTAAGCGTAAAGGAATGATGAACAAATGAAAAAACCTAAAACCAAAAGGCAAATTTATTTTGAACGTATTATCAAAATAACAGCGTTGATATTTATAATCGGCATCTTATGTGGTATGGGAACATTCAAATTGATACATAACTGTGAGCTTAAAACGGTAGAAGCATCTGAAATAATTGTTGAAGATGAACAACCTGAAGTGATTACACCTGAGCCTATAAGAACATTGTACAGCATAGGCACATTTAAACTTACCGCCTATTGCCCTTGTGTTAAATGTTGCGGAAAGACTGACGGAATTACGGCATCAGGAGCAAAAGCAGTTGAGGGTATTACTGTTGCAGCAGACACAAGTGTTCTTCCGTTTGGCACAAAAATTATTATTGACGGTCACGAATACACGGTGCAAGACAGAGGCGGTGCAGTAAAGGGTAACAAGATTGATGTTTACTTTGACAGCCATCAACGAGCAATTGAATTTGGTGTGCAGTATAAAGAAGTGTTTATCGGATAGGTGGTGCAGATAATGGCTTTATCTCAAACAAAGTTAGTATTACAACATCTTATGGAACACGGCAGTATTACAAGCTATGAAGCAATCAAATTGTATGGTGCAACAAGACTATCCGCTATCATTTACATATTAAGGCACGATTACGGATATAACATACCAAAACACTATAAACAAGTTACAACACGTTCCGGTGTTAAAACGAACATAGCGGTTTATGAACTACAATAAAGAGAGGAATAAAAAATGAATATTAGAATTAATAAGCTTTTGTTGCAGAATTTCAAAGGTATTAAAGCCTTAGAAATCAATGCAGACGGAGCTGACTTGAAAATTTATGGTGACAACGCCACAGGTAAAACAACAGTATTTGATGCGTTTACATGGCTGTTGTTTGGCAAAGACAGTTTAGGACGTTCTGACTTTGGAATAAAGACACAGGACGAAAATGGAAACGTGATACACAATTTAGAGCATACAGTAGAATGTGAACTATCAATAGATGAAACTATTTTAACATTGAAAAAGGTGTATGCTGAAAAGTGGACTAAAAAAAGAGGTAGTGCAGAAGCTGAATTTTCAGGACATGAAACAAAATACTTTGTAAATGAAGTGCCTGCAACCAAAAAAGAATATGAGTTGAAAATATCGGGCATCATTGATGAAACACTATTTAAGATTATCACAAATCCCTTATATTTCAACGAACACATGAAATGGCAAGACCGCAGAGCGATATTATTAAACCTATGCGAGAACATAACAGACGATGATATACTTGCCAACAATGAACAATTTGCACCTTTAAATGCTGAATTAAAAGGGCGTACAGTACAAGAATATAAAAAGGTTATACAGAGTAAACAGTCTGCCATTAATGATGAATTAAAAGCTATTCCGCAGAGAATACAAGAAGCAAATTTGGCAATTCCTGTAATGGTAGCAAGTGTTGGCGAAACAGAAAGAGCAAATGTTGAGCAGAAAATATCTGACCTTAACAGGCAAATTGAAGCTATTAAAAACGGTTCGGGCGTTACAGATGTTGATACAGAGTTAAGAGCCTTAAAGGAACAGAAAAACGAGATACAAAACAAGCAATGTGATGTAACCGACCTTGAAACCGAGCTTAAAAAACACAGGGAGAATTTGTCAAACACGATTTATGACATTTCTGAAAGCGAAAGAAACATACGCAACCTTATGAATTGCATTAATGACAGCGAACAGAGAGCCGATTCGCTTCGCCAAGAATGGTACGAGGTAAACGACAAGCAATATGCAGAAAGTGAAGTTTGCCCGACTTGCGGACAACCTTTACCTGCTGAACAGATTGAAAACGCAAAAGCAAAATTTAATACCGACAGAGCAGAAAGACTTGAAGCGATTACTGCGAACGGCAAAAAGGCAAAGGCAGAGCTTGAAAGTTATATTGCCAAGCACGATGAATGGGCGAAACGATTAGAAGCACACAAAGAAACTAAAAAAGAGTGTGAGGACGAAATACATCGTGTTATCGGTTTAATTGCTGATATGAAAAAAGCTTTTGCACTTAAAACTGAAGCAGAGATAGAAGAAATTAATTTGCGTATCGCAGAAACACAAAAAAAGACACAAAACGGCACGGAAGATGTTCAGGCGAAGATTTATACTATTCAAGAACAAATCACGGCAGAAAGAGCAAAATTAGCTGAAATTGACAAGATTATTGCAGGTCGTGACCTTGCATTAAGACAGAAACAGCGTATTGCGGAACTTGAAGCTGACGAAAAAAGACTTGCTGTTGAATATTCAGAGCTTGACAAGGTGGCATTTCTTATTGATGAATTTATAAAACACAAGGTTGAATTATTAAGTGAAGAAATAAACAACCATTTCAAGTATGCAAAATTCAAGTTGTTTGATATTCAGATTAACGGTGGTATTGCCGAGTGTTGCGAAGTTACTTTCAAAGGTGTTGAATATTCAGACTTAAATAATGCCGCAAGAATTTCAATTGGAATTGATGTTATCAACACGCTTTGCAAATTGAATGATAAATATGCTCCAATTATTGTAGATAACAGCGAGAGCATAACGGACATTCCACAAGCAACATCACAAATGATTTGCTTAATTGTAAATGCTGATGACGATATGTTGAGAGTAGAAAAAAATTAATTTATAAAAAGAAAAGGGGAAAAGAATAATGAGCGAAAATAAAAACGCAGTAACAGAAAAAAAGATTGCAAAAACACAATTAGCAAAGGTGAATGACACTTACTTGCCTATGATAACAGACCAACTTGAAAACAACAATATTCAGTTTTCGGAATATGCAAAAAGCTGTGTTGTAAATGCAATATCAGCAATAAACACAGCACTTGACACAAGCGGTATTACTTGGAACGATGAACAGTTAGATACCAACGGCATCACTCAAATATTATTGAATGTAGCCGCACTACAGTTAAATGCAACAGCAAACCCAAGAGAGTGTTATTTTCAGATAAGAAACGTATCAACCAAAGGTGCTGATGGCAAACCTGTTTGGAAAAAGAAAATAGAAATGGGTATTGAGGGCGATGGATTCGATGCTTTAGTATCTCGTTTCGGCAGAGATGTTAAAAAGATTTATCCGCATTGGCTTGTTAGAGAAGATGACGAGTTTAAATATCCTCGTTATGCAGGTCTTGAAATGACACCTCCGGAGTGGCAACCAAAAGGCACAGGAAAGGTTGTAAGAGTTGTATATCCTATTCAGTCTAAAGACGGTTGCGTTGACTTCTATATTTCTGAGAGAGCAGATGTAAAGAAAAATCTGATTGCACACATCAGCAATAATATGATGAATGAAACATTTGATATTTGTGCAGACAGATACAAGGCAACACCGGAGCAGAAACAAGCGATTGCAGAGAAGAAAAGAGAGGTTTTGACAAAAGCAAAGGAACTTGACCTTGATGCACTTCTTGACAGTGCGGAGTTTGATAAATTTATCTCACCTGCATGGAAAGAAGAACAGAGCAGAGAAAGTATGATTATCAGAAAAATGCGTAACAACATAGTAAAGAAAATACCAAAGGATTTCAGTTCGTCTTTAACAGCCGAAATTTACAACGAAAACATTGATGAATCGTACAAGGCATATAAAGCAGAGTATATAGAAGTTGAAGAACAGGCTTTAGAACCTGTTGCGTTAGTAGAACACAATGGTGTTAAGGTAAACGCAGAAACAGGCGAGGTTAAAAGTCAACCTGAGTTTTAATTGAAAGGTGGGGAATAAATTGGGATTATTAAGTAATATACTGTTGTCAATTTGCACGGCAAATCTCATTTTTCTCGTATTTTTTTGGGTGAAAAATGAGGTTACATTCAAAAATCGCGAAAAAATATTAGATGCGATTTATGATTACTGCGAGGATACTTGTGATTTTGGACACGTTATTCTTATGATTGACAATATGGAATCTTACGACGAAACACTTTGGCGATTAAGGGATTTTGGGTGTGAAAACATATTGCCGAGAGATGATTATAAGCTGATAAAACCATATATAAGGGAGAAATAAATATGAAAATAATACTTGATGAAAACGCAAAAACGCCAACCAAAGCTCATAGTACAGATGCAGGCTATGACCTATACGCAAGAGATACACAGGTTGTAGGAGCAAAAGAGAGTGCAACATTTGACACAGGCGTTCACATTGAACTTCCAATCGGAACAGTAGGTATGCTTAAAAGCAAAAGCGGATTGAATGTAAGATACGGCATTACAAGTGAGGGTGTTATAGATGTTGGCTACACCGGAAGTATAGTTGTTAAGCTATACAACCATAGCGGAATGGATTATAAGGTAAATGCCGGTGATAAAATCACTCAACTTGTTATACTTCCGTTGGCAGATGTGGGTGAGTTTGAAATTGTTGACGAGTTTGAAGAAACCGAAAGAGGTGCAGGCGGTTTCGGGAGCAGTGGGAGATAATGCAAATAGAGGTTTTAGGTTCATCATCAGCAGGCAATGCATATCTGATAAGCGATAATTCAACATCTATACTGTTGGAGTGTGGATTGCCTTTAAGATATATGCAAATAAAAAGTGGCTTCAAAATAGCACAAGCTGATGCGTGTTTAATCACTCATTCGCACCTTGACCATTGCAGAGCCATTTATGAAGTGTTGAATATGGGTGTTGATGTCTATGCTTTGCCTGAAACATTATCAGCAATGAATGTAGCTGAACATCACAGAACGCACAGTATAGAGCCTTTAAACTCTATTACAATAAATACCTTTGAAATTATGGCTGTAACGATGTATCACGATTGCCCTTGTGTTGGATATATGGTGTATAGCAAAAGCACAGGAGAACGCCTATTTTTTGCCACAGACACATATAAAATAACCGTCAATCCACAAAGTATTGATTATTTGATATTGGAAATTAATTATCAAAAAGAGATAGTCAATAACCTTGTGAATGAGGGACTTATAGAGTCAGGTATAAGGGCAAGGCTGTTATTTAGCCATTATGAGTTATCAAAAGCATTAAATTGGCTGAAAAAGATTGATAAAAGAAGATTAAAAAGAATATATGTTGCTCATTTATCAAACGGACACAGCAACGCTGATGCTATAAAAAAGGCGGTAATTGCAGAAACAGGTGTACCGACAGTCATTTGTGAACAATAAAAAAGAGGTTTTAAAAGATGAAACAAACATTGCGAAAAAAGAAGTGTAAAAATCCAAAGTGCAGAAAGGATTTTATGGGAACAAACGCCCAATTATACTGCTGTCATGCGTGTAGAGCTACGGAGCAAAACAAAACCAATACCAAACGCAAGAAAAAAACGCTTACAACGCTTGACGAGGTTGCAAAAGAAGCAAGAAAACTTGGTATGAGCTACGGTCATTATGTAGCTATGCAATATAAACAAGAAAGGAATATTAAATAATGAACAGTGTAAATTTAATTGGAAGGTTAACAGCAACGCCTGAGCTAAAGGCAACACCAAACGGAAAATCGGTGTGCAGTTTTTCAGTTGCTGTAGATAGAAAGTTTAAAGATGCAGAGGGTAAACCTATTGTTGATTTTATTGATTGTGTTGTGTGGGGAAATTCTGCGGAGTTTCTTTGCAAATGGTTTGATAAAGGTGTAAGAATTGGCATAACAGGGGAATTACAGACACGTCGTTGGGAAAAAGACGGACAAGCTCATAAGGCGGTAGAGGTTCTTGTAAGTGCGATTGAATTTGCAGACGGAAAAAGAGAAGCAAATGCAACACCAACACCAAGCACAAGCACACCACAAGCACAAGATACAAACGATGGTTTTGTGCCGGTTGATGTTGATGATGATTTACCATTTTAACTATAAGCAAAATAAGGGGGAGTAAAAAATGCCTAAACCAAACCACATGGCAAAAATGATACAAGAGCAGAGGCAACGTGCGGCAGAGGTTGCGTGTTCGTGCGTTAAAGATACGTTATACGTTGTGTCAGCTTGCATAGCCGCACAGCTTTACGAACGAGGATACAAGAGAAAAGGCATAGAGCGTTTTATGGAAGGTGTTATGGGATACATACAGGAGTTTGTTGACAACGCAAAGGGTGACTACATAGACAAAGACGGTTACACGAAGCACAGAAATCTTGAATATGCAACAAAAAGAATTGTAGAGCGACAACGTGAGATTATCGGTGACGAGCCGTTAATATTCGACATTAGCGAGTTGATAGATTTGTTGCTTAAAAGGTAGGTGTTTGAAACGAATATAGTATTTTATTTATTGTTGTTTGTAGGAATTATACTTCTGTGGTTTATGTTAGCGTTTTTATTTAAACCGATTGGCAGATTCTTTATAAGATTATGGGACGATGCCAAAAGAGAAATGAAATTATAAAAAATAATAAAAAAGAAAAGGAGAATTAATTATGTATAATAAAGGATTTATTGGTGGAATAGTATTGGCAATTATTTTGGTAGTAGGTTTAATTTGTGGAATCATTTGTATTGAAAAGGTTCCTGTAGGTTATGAAGGTGTTGTGTACTCGATGGCAGGTGGCGTTCAGGAAGAAACTCTTTCACAAGGTTGGCATATCGTAGCACCAAACAAGAAGGTTAATCTGTTTACAATTGCAAACGAACAGCTTGTATTGACTAAAGATGATAGAGATGGTAGCAAGGGTGATGAAAGCTTTAATGTATCAACAGCAGACGATGCAAGCATTTCTATCAGTTTTCAGATGAGTTACCGCTATATTCCTGCTGATTTGGTATCTACATATAAAAAGTTTAAGGGAATGGACGGAGAAAAAATTGTTAATAGCAGAGTAAGAACCGTATTAAAGTCAAAGATTTCAGAAGTAACAACAGATTATTCAATGATGGATATTTATTCTGGTAACAGAAGTAAAATCAACAACGAAATTACCAAATGTTTAAATGAGTCGTTCAAAAAAGAATATGGTATAGAAGTTATCAGTGCAAGTATTGTAGACGTTCATCCCGATGAAAGATTACAGAAAACAATTGAGGACAGAGTAACAGCGTTGCAGAAAAAACAGCAAGCACAAGCTGAACAGGAAACGGCGAAAGTTGAAGCTGAAACTAAAAAGATTAAAGCACAGGCTGATGCCGATGCAATGATTATTGCTGCACAAGCTGAAGCCGATGCTTATAGAATTAAGTCTGCTGAAATTACTGATGCTCTTTTGAGAAAATGGGAGCTTGATGCGAGAGCAAAACACGGTTGGGTTACGATACAGGGCGGTACACCTATTGTAAACGCACAGTAATTTTCGGTAACGTGCGGTGTGTTTTAACAGAGCATACCGCACGATGAAAGAACGATTTTAACAGGAGGAATAATGTGAAAATTGAAGCAAAGATTGATTTGATGTGTCCCAAAGGATTTTATTGTATGAAAAACGCAAGTAATAAGTGTCCGAGATTGAGTTTTGACAATAACAGACCATATTGTGAGGTTTTTTATCCGTTCTTGGAAACGGACAGTAACGGCAATGTTTTAAAAGACGAAAGATGTCTATTAGCAGAAAGAAAAGCAAGGTTAAAGGAGTGATACAAAATGATAGACAAAGAGTTGCTTGATTGGCTCTATGCCGATATGGACGAAATAATTGATATGGTGGGTGATACAGAGTGACAGATAGTGAGATTAAATTGTGTGCCAATTCGGAAATGGCAATAGACATACTTGAATTTATCAAGCGAGGATGTGAGAAGAGTTATCAAGACGGTGGAGTTAAAAAATATACCGAAGCTTTGCAAATGGGAATAGATGCTCTTGCAGAAACAAACCGCCAAAATGCAGAGATTGAGAGGTTGCAAGGACAAATCGAAAGTTTAAATAAAGAGTACCCTTGCATAGTGAAAATGAACGATTATTGTCTTGTGTATGCGAGGTCGCTTGATGATTACGATAATTTAATTGGGGATATATCAGCAGAGGGAATAAAAGAGTTTGCGGAGAGGTTGAAAGCAACCGATACGGCAGACCTTGTTGGTGAACAGTATATAAATGGCGAAATATATGGTTATTTTTATAGCAATGCTTTTGAAACAAAAATTGACAGCCTTGTAAAAGAAATGACGGAGCAGAGAAAGGAAGATGAGGGAAAATGAAAGACGGAATTTATTTTGAAATATTTGCAGTAAAAGATGGCGTAAGATACAACGCTAAAATTATTGATGCTAAAGAAGTAAGCGGAATAATGGCTAATTCTGTTATGGACGGTCTTGGAAAGGTTATAGGGTTTGAAGAAACCGACCACCCAACCGAGAAAGGCGGTGTTGAATAATGTTCAGATGGTTTTGTTTGAAATGTGGAAAAACCGTTTGGAATTGTCATACTTGCGAATGTGGAAACACAAGCGATAAAAATGCTGAACTTTACAAAGAAAGAGAACGACAAAAGCAAATTGATAGGATAAGGAATGAAAGGCGGTGAGGGGTGATGGCAACTTGTAAGGATTGTATATGTTACGAAATATTGTGCCGTGATACCCTGCAAGGTGACGAATTAAAACCATGCAAAGATTTTAAAGACAAAGCTGATTTTGTGGAAGTGGTTAGAAAAGCTGTCAAAGGTTACGAAGGATATTATGAGGTTGACCAATTTGGCAGAGTGTATAGTGTTGACCGAGTAATTTCAATAAATGATAATGGCAGACAATATGATAAGCCATTAAAAGCAAAACAGATGAAACAAACAAAGCACTCAAAAGGGTATAAGACAGTTTCGCTTACCAAAGACGGAAAAACCAAAGGTATGTTTGTTCATAGAATTGTAGCAGAAGCCTTTATACCGAATGAAAATAATCTACCAATGGTAAATCATAAAGACGAGGACAAAACAAATAATTTTGTTGAAAATCTTGAATGGTGTACTGCTTCTTACAATAGAACATACGGAAATGCAGTTGAAAAACAGGCAAAGAAATTAAGAGGTAAAAAGCATACTGAAGAACATAAAGCAAAAATTTCAATGTCAATGAAAATGCACTTTTGCAGTTATGGAGAAAGGAGAGATACATAATGGCTGAAAAGGTTGATTTGACAAAGATGTTTGAAAATGCAGAAATCAAACCTATACCGAATAGACAGGCTGAATTGTTACCTTGTCCGTTTTGTGGTGGTAAGCCATTTGTTTCTGCAAGACTTCCGTATTTCGGTGAGACTGTAACAGTTGCCGTTGTTTGCGAAGATTGTAATGCAAGCTCAAAACACAAAATTAAGGAAGAAGATGCAATCAAGGCTTGGAACACCCGCACACCAAAAGAAAGAGGTGGGGAGAAGTGAAGCACGGAGAGTGGTTTTTGCTTGATGAATGTGCAAACGAAGGTGTGTATTGTTCAGTATGCAACAAAAAAGTATATAGAACAGAATATGCGAATCAGAAAATCAAGTCAAATTATTGCCCAAACTGCGGTGCAAAAATGGGCGAAGTAAGAAAACAAAAAAACAAATGAAAAGAGGTAAAAAATTATGAGATTAGGAACAACACCAAAACACACGTTTACGTTTCCGTTTGACGTGTCAAAAATTGCAAACGTAAAAATAACATACAGTCAGGCGGGTAGGATTATTTTAGAAAAATACCTGAAAGACTGCAATGTTGAAGGACAAACACTAACGCTGACATTAACACAAGAAGATACGTTTTTATTTATGGAAAACAAAAGCGTTGAAATTCAGGCGAGAGTAGTAACGCTTGGGGGCGAGGTTCTTGCATCAGATGTAGTGCGTGTATTAGTAGAACGCTGTCTTGACGAGGAGGTATTACAATGAATTTAGAATTCATTTTCAACGAGAATGACAACAGGCTCAACCTTTGTTTCGGGCAGATACAAGAAGCTACCGATGGCGGTTATGAAAGAGGATATGCGGAGGGGTATGAAGATGGAAAAAGCTCTGCACCCGATTTACTTGCCGATAAACTAAACAACACTTTAAAAACATATTCAAATAATACTGTTGTTAGGGTGGGAAACTATGCTTTTTGGGCGTGTTCGTCACTTGAAAGTATTAATTTTGAAGCGTGTAAAATTATCGACACAGCACCATTTCAAAATTGCACTTCGCTTAAAAGTGTAAATTTCCCCAACTGTACGGAAATGTCAGGTACTGTTTTTCGTGGGTGTTCAGCACTTACAGATATAAACTTTCCAATATTAACAATAACAAGCACATATTCTTTCGCAGAGTGTACTTCGTTGGTAAGAGTGGAATTTCCAAAACTCATGACAGTGGGTGGTGCGTTGTTTACCGGTTGTTCCGCTTTGGAGTATGTAAATTTGCAGTCTGCTAAAAGTATCGGTGCAATGACTTTTCAAAACTGTACAAAATTAAACACACTAATCATACAATCAAATTCTTTGTGTGTTTTGGCTGCTACATCTGCACTAACCAACACACCAATAGCAAATGGCACAGGGTATATATATGTACCTGACAACCTTGTTGCACAATATAAAACTGCTTCAAATTGGTCTGCATATGCAAGCCAAATAAAACCTATTAGCGAATTGGAGGGGTAAATATGATAGTAACAGAGTTTTACAAAATAAGAGAAGATGGTGTAACGCTTAACCGCACATGCTCTGATAAGGGTATGATGATTGAACGAGATGGCATATTGTATGAGGAAGCTATTGACCCTGCCGAACTGAATCGCACATATACAGAAACAGATATACCGATTGAAAGTAGTGAGATTTAATAACGAAAGAGGAATACAAATGCGTAGGAGAAAAGGCAAGAGAAAACTAAATAACCAAAGCACAGTAATTGACGGAATACCCTTTGACAGTAAAAAAGAGGGTAACAGATATTGCGAATTAAAACTTTTGCAAAAATCAGGTAAAATATCAGACCTTGAATGGCAAAAACGATATGAGCTTATACCGGCACAGTATGAAACAGTTGAAACCGGTGAGTATTACAAAGTAGGTGCTAAAAAAGGGCAACCAAAGACAAAGCAAGTCTGCATAGAACAATCTGTTGTTTACATAGCTGACTTTGTTTACAAGGAAAACGGACAAACTGTTGTTGAAGATGTCAAAGGTTATAGAGATACATCAAGTGCTACCTATGCAAAGTTTGTTTTAAAAAGAAAAATGATGTTGTGGATTCACGGCATCAGGATAAAAGAAGTTTAACACAAAAGAGGTGAGTTTATTGGCTGACGTTAAATGGATAAAGATATGCACAGATATATTTGACGATGAAAAAATAATTTTGGTTGAGAGTATGCCCGAAGCTGACAGTATAATTGTAATATGGTTTAAGTTGCTATGTATGGCAGGTAAACAAAATAATTCGGGTGTATTCATGATGAATGACCGCATTGCTTATAATGATGAAATGCTTGCGACAATATTCCGCAGACCAATTAACACGGTAAGACTTGCTTTAAAAACGTTGAACAGTATGGAATGATTGAAATTGTAAGTGGTACAATAACTATTCCAAATTGGGAAAAGCATCAAAGCATTGCAGAAATGGAAAAAATTAAAGAAAATACGAGGTTAAGAGTGGCAAAACACCGAGAAAAACAAAAGCTACTTGCAAGTAACGAAGAATGTAACGGTTACAGTAACGTTACAGTAACGTTACGTAACGGTACAGATAAGATAAGAGAAGATAAGAGTAGATTAGAAAAAGATATAGAGATAGAGAAAAGAGATAGAATTAATTATCAACATATCACAGATATGTATAACGATATTTGTATATCGTTTCCTCGTCTAACTGTTTTATCTGAAAAACGCAAGCAAGCAATAAAAGCACGTTGCAATACTTATTGTTTGGCACAGTTCAAAGAAATGTTTGAAAAAGCAGAAGCAAGTGACTTTTTAAAGGGAGCTAATAACAAAAATTGGCAAGCTAATTTTGATTGGCTTATGAAAGATGCTAATTTTGCAAAGGTGCTTGATGGTAATTATAACAACAAGCCAAACCAACAACAGCAGACACAACAAGGTTCGGGCAACATATTTGTTGATATGCTAAACGAAAGACAAGCAAAAGAGGAGTATGGTTATGACTTTTGATGAAACTTTAAAAATCTTTGCAGTATTGAAAGCTAATTACAGTAATTTTTTTAAAAATATGTCAAGGATTGATGCGGAAGCAATGGTTAATTTATGGTGTGAAATGTTTTCGGATGTTGCTTATGAGATTGTCGGCACTGCGGTTAAAACATACATAGCAAGTGATATTACAGGCTATCCACCAAACGTAGGACAAATTAATGCTCACATACGAACATTGACACAGAAAGAACAGATGTCAGAGCAAGAAGCAACCTTGTTGCTTATGAAAGCAATCCGCAATGGCTTATACGGAGCTAAGGAAGAATTTGAAAAGCTACCACCTATATTAAAACGCCTTGCAGGCAGTCCTGAACAGTTAAGAGTATGGGCGAGTATGGGCGAAGATGAAGTACAAACTGTAGTCGCAAGCAATCTTATGAGGTCTTACCGGGCAATAGCCAAGAAAGAAGAAGTGCAACAGACATTGCCGAGCAGTATAAAAGCTTTATTAGAACAGGCAAGCGACAAATTCAGGATAGAAAGCAATTAATATATGGTTATTGAGAGCGTAAAAAGAAACTTAAACAAAAAGATTGTCTATAAGAGCATAGCAGACGTTTATAAATTAACCGGGTGCATGCTCCGTAAGGGCGAAAATGGTTTTTATTATCAGGCTGAATTATTAGATACTCTTAACGGCAACTCACTCATTATTTGCAAATTAGATGACATAGAAGAAGATATACAACAAACATTGCCTTAAAAACGATAAAATTATGGCTACAATCGTTTTAAAAGTTTTAATATAAGTTTACCCTATGAAATGTTTTTCACAAGAATAAGGGCATAAATTTTAAGAATTTGACACAAAGGAGAATTGATATGACCGACAGATTGTTAAACCAAGATGCAAAAGCTGATGCAGGCAAGCCTATACTTTCACTTGTGCCTAAACAGATAATATATGAGATTGAAAAAGTGAGAAGTTATGGCACGAAGAAATACAATGACCCGGACAATTGGAGAAAGGTCGAGCTTGAAAGATACCACGAAGCATTATTAAGGCACACTATGGCTGTATGGAATGATATATGTGCAAAGGACAATGAAAGCGGTCTGCTGCATTTATCTCATATTGCTTGCAATGTTGCGTTTATACTTGAATTGATAAACAAAAAGGAGTGATGCCTATGTTCAAAAAACGCAGAGGAATTAAGCTACCATACAACAAACAAGGGTTTATATATTTTACTTGTATGAACTATGATGATTTACCTGATGATGTGCAACAAAAGATATTAACATTATGTTATGAGGTAGGCAAGGAACATTCAGTAGTATTGTTTGAGGTTATGACTAACAGCAACAAAAGTATTCGCAGTCTTGCAATGGAACATCACATCAGCGAAACGCAACTGTACTATTATCGCAAAAAGTTTTATGAGGAGTGGTAATAACGCTGTCCTCAATCGTTTTATAATGTTTCAAACATACCATAGGTCGTTTGAAAAACTATAATTCGATTACACATAAAGAAAAGACCTCTATTTGAGGTCTTTTCTTATTAAGTCTTTGATATATGCTTGTTTGTTTGGTTGCTCTTGTACCTTTTCGTACAATTCTGCATCTTTGGGATAAAACTCCAACAAGATTTTTTTTACCTTGCCATCGTAATACTTTGCTTTAGCTCTCTTTTGTGCTTCTGTTACCGCCATTCCATCACTCCCCATATTATGGTATAAGATTATATCATTCTTTTGTTTTTGTGTCAAGGCTAACCATTTGTTTGCGAACCTCTTTATCGTAATGTGCAATCATTCTTCTCGCTTGTTCTTTGCTCATTTCTGTATATAAATCTTCTTCGGTTGTTAAGATTGCACAGTGTAAATGACCGCCCTTATACCAATTCACCCATCCATTTGTAATATCTATCGGTGAATGGTCTGCATTGATTACTATGTACTTTTCGCAGAATTTACATTGTAGCCATTCCCACACAAAACTTATCGGTGTTGTTTTGTACTCTTTGTGATAAAAAGGTGAATTATCGTCCTTTACTGCCTTTGCAATAATAAATGTTGCCTGCTCGTTTTTTCCTTTGCTTTGTAGCCATTCTTTTACTTTCATATTATTTTCTCCTCTTTAATCAAATATAGTGTTACTGTATCATATTCTGGGTTATCTTCGCAAGGTGTTATTTCCCAATGGTCGTAACTGTAAAATTCACCTTTTAAAGAAATATAAGTTTTGTAGTATGAGTTAATGCAATGTATATTGTTTTCTTTAGCATACCGCCACATTAAAGATGCGGCAGTAAAGTTTTCGTTATGCTTAACATTGATTTTTATTTCAGTCGTGTTTTTGCTCATATTCTTCATCATCCTCTATAACAATTTCACCTTGACAACAGCCATCTTTAATACATTCAAGTATGTGTTCTTGAGAACATTCATCTAAATCGTCCCAACGGACATCTTCTCCTTCAAGTGTTAAGTCAAATTTAACAAGCCACCAACCTGTTTTCATCACAATTATTTCCTCCTATAAAATCCTGATTCAATTTAGTTTTTATGGGAGCAGATAACCTCTGCTCCCTTTTGTTTTACCAAAGTCTTTTTATTTCTTTTTCTTGTATATAATTATTGATGTTGTTTGCATAACTTCCATCGTTCAAATATAAATCAACATAAGGCATGCCGAGAACGTTTGTGCCATTGCAATACTTATCTTCACCAAAGCCGACAACTTTGTGAACATTATATTTGCTGTATATTGGGTCAAAAATATAAACTACATCACCAATTTTCAATTCGGCTGTGCTTACTGTTTCTGCTCTTAAAAACTCTTCCCCGAGCTGTTCTTTTTCAGGCTGTGCCTTGTCTATTTCTAACAACATATCGATGATGTCATGATTGTCTTGTTCTTGACCATCAAAGAACTGTCTGTCTACAATTTCCCATTTATCTATGATATAAACTCCGTTGTCCCAATTATCACAATCAAGATTACTGCAAGAGTCGATACCTATACTATTTGAACCGCCGAAGAAGTTGCTTATAACCTGACACAATCTCGCCCATCCGTAATTGTCTTGACTCGGTGAACAATAGCCTTTTAATTCGCAATATTTTAAAAATCCCTCTACACTATCTCTTCCACCATTCCAATGAAGATAAATACCTAAATCTCCTGATTTGCTTACATCAAGTGCTTTGCTTGTTGTTATTACTGCTCTGTTTCCCATTTTTAACATCCTTTCGTCTTTTGTTTTATCGGTTATGGCTATAGGGGTTTGTGACCTTCTGCCTGACCGCATTACCGGAGCTTTTACTCCGTCACTCTGCTTTATATCTTTTCTGCAATCCACTCCAAAGCATATTTTTTCATTGTTTTGTTGATTGTTTCGTGAATTTCTTTTATTGTTTTTAGTTCAGGGTTGTCACTTGACAAGTGGAACAATTCACATTCAAGGTCTGCGAACATATCTATAATTGTTTTATTGCTTTTTATTTCGTTTGTGCTGTTTGTAATGCTGATTATGTGTTCAACATTAACTGTATAGTCTTTTTCGTTCTCATCGGTAAAATATGCCTTATTTATGTCGAATTGTACTCCGTCAGCATTTACGCTAACGGATACAACTCCTAATTCATCTTGAAATGTAACTATCATTGTTTTGCTCCTTTCATTTCACATCAAAGTAATAATCACCACAAGGTGTATCAAGTTTAATTCTGCTTATTTTAAGTTCTTCGCCTGATGATATTCCGTCAAAGTATAATTCACTTATTGCATTTGCTTCATCTTCCGTAACATCACCACTATACTTTACTAATTCATCGAGTGTGTCATAAAACTCATGTTGCTTAATTAAAGCGTGAGCTTCGCCTATACTCACTATACAACCAACCCATTCATTAAAGTGGTATCCTTCGTCTTGATTGCCATACACATTACACTCCATACGGATTTGTTTGTTGCCGAGGTTATCCTCTTCAAGTATGTAAAAATATCTGTTCATTTTCAATTTCTCCTTTCGTTTAAGGGTTTATACCCTGACCGCCCAAGCGGTTTCGTCTTAATTTTCAAAGACTCGTCAGAGGGTTTATATACTGCACAGCCATACAATCAAATTTAATGATGAATAATTGCAGTCGGTTGTGTTATGTAGGATTATGTCTGTATAACTTAATATTAACCATGTAATTACTATTATTGAGAATATAAGATATATATATTTAAATATATTAACTATCTTATGGGTTCTGTTTCTTCTGTGCATATTCGTCATCCTTTCTATATTCCCAATCGATTACAAGTTCTGTTATGTCTGTTCCATAGCTTGCAAATGTTGGTTTACTTCCGTTCCAATAAAACATTGCTTTTCTTTTTCTGCCGTTTTTGGTAGTAACGATTACTCTTGCACAATCTCCTTCGTATTTTGGATAGTTCATATTTAAATCTTCCTTTCGTTTATATATCCATAGGGATATGTTTGAGTATAATATACCATAGGGATATATGAATGTCAATACCTTTTTTAAAATTTCTTAAAAAATTTTTTCAAAATGCTAAAAGTCCGTGATAACTGAAGGGTTAAATGGTTTATAATGATGCTGTAAAATGAAATAATTATATTCTTTTTTAAAAAATTTAGTGCCTTTTATTATATATATAAACTTAGTTTATAATTAATTAAAATAAATAAAGAAGTATATTATATATATAATATTAGTTTATATAGTGGTGTGTCTTTCGTTTGGTCGAATGACAGCCAATTTTATGTTTTAAATCAATTTTTTTGTTTAGGTGGTGAGTTATATGGCAAGAGGCAAAAAAACAAGTCCTGATGTGATTTATCAGGTTATGGCGTTATGGTTTACAAACTATAATTTGAGAGAAACTGCAAGAATTATGGATATGCCTTTATCTACTGTTAAAGACATTGTGGACAAGAATAAAAATGCTGATAGGTTCGAAGAACTTCGCACACAAACAGAGAAAGCTTTTGCACAAAAGACCACTGAAATTATCGATAAGAGCCTTTTATTGCTTAATAGAAGAATAGATAGAGCAATAGAACACGAAGAAGATTTGGACGAGTTTATCGATGAAATATGGGATATGGACGATGACGAAATGTCATATAAAGACAAGGACAAGCTTGTAAATAAGATAAAGACACTACAATTGCAGAACATCAAGGATATAACCACTGCAATTGGTACATTATACGACAAGAGAGCATTGAGCCGAGGCGAAATGACACAAAATGTTGGTTTTGCGACAAACTTATCAATCGAAAAGTTGGCTGAAATATCAGGCTTTAAAAAGGATGATAACAATTGACGAGGGAAGAACAACAGTTTGCAATAGCTTTAATGAAAGAGAATTACGCTACATACTGTTATTTTGTGCATAAGGGTAAGTGGATTGATACACACTTCCATAAGTTCCTTGCAAATAAGGTGCAGACCTTTGTGGAAACCTATACAGGCAATCCTATTGATATATTGGTTTCCACAAAGG